GTCCACTTGATAACCCGCTCGCCGGCTTTGTTCTTGAGATAGACCACCACCGTTCTTCGGAAGTTTTCATCGCCCTGTTCACCATCCACCTGGTCTACATTGAAGATGGTATCGCTCCAGTTTTGAAAATCTTCGTCATCCGAAACCCCGCGGCTTAGGGTGACGTCCGAAAACGAAGTTTGACCCGGGAGCTTGTGGGGGGTTTCATTCTCCCCACCCTCTCGGTACTCGGTATCCTCAGTGGTCCGACTTAACCCGGAAACTTTAGAAAATCCCGCCCGAACAAAACCGTCAATCTCAACCTCAAACTTAAAATTTCGATACGGATCTGGCATCACGCCCTCCTTGTTTAGCTATCCTATCCTCACTCAGAAATGGCCCAACCGCTATCATACTGAGTGAACTCCCAAATCAGGAATTCACCCGGTTTGTTAGCCGCCATGCCGATTCTTCCTTTCACTCTACCTGCGTCAATATCCTCTTGAGTCATGACTCCGTTCGCCGTCCCCACATCGATAAAGAACGCCAGCTCCTTGACCCTCGTGGGGAAGGCCCCCCGAACCAAAAGCGAACTCAAGAAATCATCCCCCTTGTCGGTAAGTTTTGCCCACAACTTATAATTGTTGTTTCGATGAACGGCCCACCGGGTGGAATCTGCAATCGACTTCTCCACAAACTGGAAAAACCTTCGTACGTTAATGTACAAAAATCGCCTGTTCGGGTCTGTGGACAGCGTTCTGCATCCCCAAACCGTAACCGGATTTGTACTCCCGAACTTCCGGATGACATTGATTCCGGCCTCGTTCATCCCGCCTGTCTCGGAATCTTTGTACTCCGTCACGACGTCTAGAGCGTAGTTCACCGTACCATAGTCGCCTTCTCCCGCCGGAGCCTCCCAAGGTCCACCACCGTCTCCCGGCAATGAGTCAACCCTGGCTCGAATAGCCATCATCGCACCCATCCCCGCGAGGTTTCGTCTGGGATTGGACCCGGAACCAACCGGATCGAATACCTGAATTCCACCAGCGTACAGACTGGAGCAATCCGAATTGACACCCAAAGTGCCGTTCCGATAACTGACAGCTGCCGACCCCGAGAGACCTGCCTCAAGATAGGTCAAGTACTCCATATAAATCCGACTCTTCGCGTAAAGCGCCGCCATATGGACCACGATTGGGCTGATTTCCCCCACGGTACAGAACGGCATGAACTCATTCACCGTATCCCAAGCGTACAGTCCAGTACCCCCGGACTCGAGTCCCACCCAATCGAGGTCTACAATTCCAGACGTTTCGTCCGCACCACCCGCTAGAGATACCGCGGCCGTATCTTCCGCTGGGGTATCCAAACCAACTCCCGGTGGAACTGCGTTTTGGTCTTCGACAACTACATACACCGACCCGATGCTTTCATCGTTCACGATGGTTTCGACATAGTTGTCAGCCGTATCGAGCATGGACAAACCTTCCCACCGCTCGACTTCCTTGGTCCCCTCGTAGATATAGAGGTCAAACTCATTCGAATGGATGGTGGTGCTTCCATCGGTATACCCGTAGGTAAACGCACTGGAAACGTCCACGAAATAGCTTATAGTACTTCCACTGATTTCCGTACGCGTACCCGAAACAATCTTCTGCTCCGTATGCGTACCATCGGACACCGTAAGAACGGTGTTTTCGTTAATCCCGCTTATGGACTCAACCTGAATTGCGGTGTCTCCAATGGTAATGTTCGCGGCCAAATCATGACCGGCGCCCCCTGAAATAACGAATGGATTTGGAACTGCTTTGGTCTTCAGCAAATCCCCGGACAGCCCGGGGGACAGATACCCGTGATACCCAGCACTCACCTTGAGTGTGTCGAAGGTCGCCCCATCGTCGGTTCCGTTGAGCGTTTCAACCGAAAATCCAAAAGTGGTGTTTGCATCGGTAAACTCAAGGGCAACAGCCGCCCCGGTATCGACCGAGCTTATCGTGAAAGACCCGTCAGCGTTGACTTGTGCAACCCCGTAGGTTGTAAAAGTGGGGGTGGAATCCAATATGACTTTCATTTCTGTGGCTGTAACCGCAGAGTCGTCGGCCACATTGCCGGCTCCAGTCATACTTGAAGTATCCCAAGTCAAAGTAGAAGTACCCCCAACGATGTCTATAGAACTCGAAGCCCCATAACGATCAGAACCGATAACCGGCGCAGAACCCAAACCTGCAACACAAGCAGCTCCTATAATTTGAGAGTTCACCTGATTTATGATTTCTTGGTATGTAATGGCTACTCCACTCAGAATAATAGTTTGAACCGGCCCAGAATTGACTGAAATTTCAAGCGTTAACCCATCCTGATTGGTCCCTTCAGAAGAGGTACACGTAATATACCCTGGTGAAGCCACTACCTCTGCGGTCAAGCTACCACTACCGCCAACCTCGAACGTGAAGTTAACATCCCCTCCTAGCCTAATGTTGAACGGCCCTACTAAGCTGGTTTTTGTAGCCGGCGTTGCTGCCACACCGGCCGTTTTATGCATCCGAAACGATGCTGCCCCAGCAACGGAAGTCTTGTCACTCAAATCGGCATAATGCGCCTGCCGAACGGTGATCAGCTCGAAACCCCCCTCTTTAAAGAAACTCTCAGCTTCATATGCGGCATCACTCCGCTCCTCATATCCGCCGAAAATCTTTTTCCAAGCTTCAAAGTTTCGTGTACGAATCGGGACTCCCACCGGTCCCTTGTACGTAATCGCCTGCATTCCGCCTCGACCCGTCTGGGCAGACCGAACCGGACCCTCTGCGCTGCTTAACTCCTCAACGTAAACATCAGGTCTCGTGTAATATCCCATTGCTTTCTCCTCAACTCATTCCCTCCCACGTGACTGATGATACTTAAAGGGAGGCTTGTTTTAAAGCCGTTCTAAACTATCTTCCGTTACGACCATATCAACATCCGTAACGTCTTTTGAACTTTCAACCCCAACCAACATCCCCTTAGACCCCAATACCATTCCCCTCGACTGCACTTCCCAATGAACCTCCTCTACAACCTTTTCCCTTACAACATCATCGTACTCAACTTCAGCCAAGTACACAAGCGTTTCTACCGTAATGCTCTTATGATAAACATAGGTATCGATGTCTTCATAGTCATGAGTTGCTAAACTCCCATTAACCTTGAACAGCCATAAATCAACCGGTTCGCTATCCAAATTCAAAACAGAAATGTGCCCTCGACTAGGGGTGCGTCGCCTAAGCATTTCATGATAAAGCACCTGGTCTTCTGCGGCCCGGTCTTTATGCCAAGTATCTATAGAGTACCTCAAACGTATCGGGTCGGAGGTCCCCCGCATAACCCGCTCTGGAGGAAACACAGAATCGTCATAATCGACTTCCTCGGCATCTTTATCTGAAGATTCCCTCAAGTCAGAAGCTTCATCTTCCCCTAGATACCTGATTGAAACCGAAGGAAAAACTCTGTCCGTTATCAGTTCATCAGAAGGCGCTTCCAAAAACACCGGTACCCCTGTCGGCACACCTAGAACATCCATTGTGAACCCGGAATACCGACCTATCAGTGCTATCTCAAACGCTGCCTGACTAACCGACAAACTCATCTATTCCATCCCTGTCAAGACATACGAACCAACAGACTTTATTAGCTTACTCGATGTGCGCATGCTTTCAACTTCAGAAAATACAGGACGCCACAAAGGACGAGATATCATCTTCTTCGTACCGTACTCCAAATAATGCGCCAAAGTCTTCATATCCAACCCAGAATAATGCTCCCCTTCCGGGGACACCACAACCTCCGCTCCGATATCCGTTTTCGTAACATCCACCGTGATAGACTTCAGATAATCCCCCCGACTCACATAAATTTTATCAAACCCCTTCCTCCTAATACTCGCCGAAACTAGAGGTCCCCAATCCAAATCCTGCTTTCGTATGTGCCCCCTTATGGACCTTCGTATCTCATTTCCCAACGCCTCCAATTTTCTGGAGGCCACACCAATCGTCTTGGGGGACTTCCCCCGACGAACCATGGCCGAAAGCTGCATCCAATCTCCATAAAACGGGTCTGTCATGGAACTCGTTCTCCTTCCGGGGTGTTCCCCAAAGCTATTACAAGTGAAAACGTTCGCCCTACTTGCCCCGTAGGCTGAACTTTTTCAAGCTTATAATCATTGCCGTTCCACACAATCCGGTCATAGGTGGTTATCCACTTCCCCTCGGCCAACCCCGGAAACTTCCGCAACAGTTCTAACCTACTAAACAGAAATGCGGCTCCGTATCTCTCGGCATCCCCAATAAACGATATTTGCTCCTTGGTGGGGTGGTGTATCGCCCGCCCAACAACATCTAATCCGGTGGCATAAACAGGAATAGCTTGACCAAATCTGTCCGGAACTCCGGAGGATACATACTTCCTAACCAAAATGATGGATGTTCGGTATCTTCTAATAACCACATCCGCTGACCGTTGGGCAAGGGACTCGGTTACCATCAGACTACCTCTATGGTTACACTGTTGCTCGGGGTTTTTATTAGGTTTGGATTAACCGTATACACCCGATAGTGATACGTCCCTGGCTGAAGTCCGGTATCAAGATACTCAACTTCATGATTATCGCAGATTACAGAAATGCGCTGCTTATCACTAAAAGTAATCGAAGTGGCACGATACACCTCATACTGCTGAAACAAATCGCTATACAGCTTACCCCAAGTAAGTGCCACAGTATTACTCTCAACTACAGCCGACAGCGCTACCGCCGGCAGCCCCATATCCAGCTTTCTACTTGCAAGCCCCCCGGTCTTCATCGACTTACGATTAACCGTATCAACTACGACTTCGGCGACAAAAGCTGACCCCCCGGAGTTACGCAACTCGTCGTCATACTCAGCTTGTAAATCTGCGGCAATCCGAAGCCATCTAGAAGCGGTGTCCTCACTGGATTCCCCGCGCTTCATCACCATCAAATCGGGAGTTTGAACCGAAGTGACCGGTCCGAAATCGTCGTCTGAATCTGGGTCTAAATCAGACTGCTGTACGGACTGCGACCGAGTATAGCACATCTCGATGGTGGCGAGCTTAATCAGGAGGAACTCCCGATCATAGGGAACATCGGCTATGGTGAGATACTCTTCGTGGAAATCGTGACTTAGCTTACTTAGAGCAAAGGAAATCGCAGCTTCGTAATAGCTTATGTCAAACTTTCTTGGCTGTGCATAGTCCGAGACCTTAACCCGGATTGCATCGACAACTTGCTCAAGTGTTGCCACACAATTACCTCACTAGTCCTTGACGCCGAAGACTCTCAATAACCTCTTTTCGAGCACGGACTTCTTTTCCTGCTTCTAAAGTGATCCACCCGCCAACGAACCTCGAAGCGTCCTGCAAAGCTACTGCTTTGAACAAAACATCTTCCGCCGGTACCGCATGGCGAATATCCTTCGCCTTGTTCACAGAAAACGCAACTATCGGCTTCGACTCCTTAACCTCAGGAACATTCTCCTTCGGCTTAGCTTCTACGGCACTCTGACTCGGAACTACATATTCCTTAGAAACCTTTTTCGTCTTTGCCATTTGCCCTCCTCGGACTACACGCTCAACATACGGACGACAAACTTGTCATCCAAAATCCCGGAACCCATAATCGCGTACCAGGCCAATCCGTGCTTTCTTCCGTAATCTTTGACCTCACTCTGACGAACCTCTGCCGGGAGTGCCGTGGCTTTGCCATAGGCACTGTCTCCCAACAGGAAACCCTCATAAACATGCGCCGGGACTCCGCCTCCAACCGCTGCGTTCACGAAAGTGGCCTCATATCCGGGGTCTACCGAAGCTCCCGCACCCGAACGACAATGCGTGGTTGAAATGAAGATAACATCCTCCCAACGGCCAATCTCACCGGTGAACAGTGCTCGAGTGCCCGCATAATTCTGCGCTCCAATCCAATCGGGGTCTCGCTTGATCGATGCGGCTTGGTGAGGAGTGATGAAACACACATAGAAATCACCCATGAACTTGGGAGCATTGCCCGTTTGGAGAATCTCCACACCCTGTCGAATCATTTCAACGTCGAAATAATCCGTCCCACCAACCATCGCGGCCATGGAAGTATGATCACCCGCATACAGGGCTTGGGTTGCTGCAGTCAATGCATCGCGGTGCATGAGGTCATGAACTACGGCATAGTCCCGACCCAACTGAACTCCTGCCTCGGACATTTGGTCGTCTGCCGAAAGCTGAAGCAGTTTTTCGGTAACACCAATCGCGTTGCCCCACTCAGTGACCGTGATAGCCTGCTGACTTGCAGACATCGACTTCTCAACCATCTCGACATGCTCATCCAAACGGCCGCCCCGGGGGATGTTGTTGTACCGAGTCATGGTGATGGTCTCACCCGGCTGCTTCGTGAGCTCTGTCTTTTTGACCGCAAAGACATCAAACTTCATGATGCCTAAAGCTTCATGAAGCATGTCCATGGAAAAGACATCCAACACTGCTTGAGGAAGAGCCTTAACATCCCCCGCCGTCTGTACACCGGAATAACTTGCCATATCTGATTCTCCTTAGCTATGCCGGTAGTTAAATTCCGGCTTTTCTCCTAGCTTCTTGGAGTATCTCCGACCGAATTTTCAGAAACTGGTCTTTGGGAAGAGCCGCAATCTGCTCAAACGACTTGTGGCCAGTCGGCAAATCATTGCCATTGCCCAACGATGCGTTTGGAGACATCGGCTTTGGAAGGCCTTCAACCATGGTAGAAGAAAGTTTTTCTTTCGCACGAACTTCAGCTTCCTTTACGGCTTCTTGAATAAGAGCTTGCTCTCTCTTCAAAGCTTCTTCAGCTGACTTCTCCAACTCTTCAACAGTTTCCCCATAAACCAATTCCGGAAACTTAAGTCCATGCTTTAAAATCAATCTCTCCTTAGCCCCCTGCAGCTCAACAGCCTGGATCTGCTTCGCCGACAAGGTTGCCAACTCTTCCATACCCAATTCCAGCTTCCTCTTTTCTTCTCGGAGCTTCTCCAACTCTTCGGAAACTTCGCCCTTTGCTTTGGACTTAGTTTCCTTAAGAGTATCCATTTTACTCTTTGCTTCCTCTAACTTAGCCTCAAACTGCTTGAGACTCTCCGCTTGGCTTTTGATTAACTTTGCGGTTTCTTCAAGCTTTCCTTGATGCTTAGCCTTCTCGTCTTTTCTGACTTTATTCAAAAGCTCATTCAACTGTGCTGCCGAATAAAGTGGTCCTACATTCTCCTCTTCAGTCTTCTTTTCTGTTTTCTGTGATGCCTCCGGAGGAGCTCCGCCGCCCTCTACCGAAGGGGTTACCCCTCCCTGAGCTTTACCCTCGGAAGCTGTGTCTTGATTATTTTCGTTTTCTACACCCATAATTTACTCCTATAATGAATCCATGAACTTACCGAAGTCTTTACGCGTACCTCGGGTCACTCGCCTTTCGGGCATTTCCGTCAACCGTATTCGAATTAGGGGTCCCCGAAGGACTCCCAACTCGATTGGTCTTTCTACCTCCCTTGGTGAAAGGGAAGGTCATGGACGACCCCCGATTGGTATCGGTTTTACTCTGGTCACCACCGGTAACTTTCCCAGCACTATTCGCCATTTTCGGCCTCCTTTAGGTAACTACTTGACTCCCCAACAAAATTAACCGTTAAACAGTCTTAACGACCAACACAATAATTCTATAGTCTAATGAACCTGATTTCAACTTAAATTTTCCGATTAAATCCAAGGCTCCATATGACATTTACAATATGGATGGGGATATTCCGGCCAGGCGTCTAGACGATAAAGCCCTTCAAGGATAAGCGGGCCGTGCTCTTCCCTCTTTATAGAAGTTGCTAACCCCTCACCAGTCCCCGCCGCCAATACTTCACAGATTTCTGAACCCCCCTCCCACTTATGCTCTGGGCTCAACCTCCAATAACCATACTCAACGTTATGCGCGATCAAAATACGCCGTTCTATCTCATGAGAAATTCTAGCCTCCTCTGCGACCATAACCCTAGAGACCTGCTTGGCAACACTCCCCCCTGAAACACGTACCTTTACTCCGGGAGTATTGCTCGTAAGCCGTAATTTGGCCTCTTTAGCTATACGGGCTAACGCATCTCCTGACTTATAGGAAGCTCGTAACGACCCCAGAAGTTCTCTTTCATGCCGCATTCTTATCATTTTCAGCCGGTCACGATAGCTTAATCCAGAACCCTTCGGGAAATCTTCGTTCAAAATCTTCGACGCTTCATTATGAATAGCATTGATTTCGGCACTCTTTAAAAGGGGGACATTCGCAGCCTTCAAAAATCTCTTCTGGTACTTAACTGCTCTAGCAGCTGCTCTTTCCACCGCAGACTGTATTTCTAAATCAACCTCGTTAAAGACTTTACCCATGTCCTTCCGAATTGCCGCAGAAAGTCTATCAGCGTTTCTTTTAAGCATCCATTCCCCCGAGGCATTAAACCCTGACTTGCCCAACCTTCCCTGAATCTTTCTATTCATCTTTTGAAAAGGTGTCCGGACATATCTGGACTCTCGAACCCAAGACCTGAATAAAACGTCTACAACCTCTCCAAGTATTTTATCAGCTGGCATTCAAACTATTCTTCCTCTTTAGGAGAATTCGGACCGTCGGCTTTGTCATTCATGGCTTCAGAAATCTTTTCACCCCGAGTGTCGCTGGACCCTCCACGAGCAAAATTTCCGTTTCCGCTTCCAAGCCCTACTTCGTAATCCTGCAAGGCCTCTTCTTCCCGATCTTTATCGGCATCTTTCATGATATCTTTTGCTTGGGCATCGGTCAGCCCTCTACTCTTTAGAATGAACTTCCGGGAAGTAATCCCGAGGTCTTTTTCCAACTTGTTCCTTTCAAGCTCACGAACTTCATCCCTAGGCATCGGGTCAGGGAACTTTACCTTGTTTCGATAGCGATTTTTAATATTCTTCATCTTTTTCGCAAAATCCAAATCAGCTATCTCATTCATTCTCAAAATAAGTCGATTGATTCTCTGAATTCCCGCACCGTAAACCATCGCTTTCATGTCCCGTTTTTGCAAAACTGGCATGAACATAATCTGTAATGCTGCCCCTGAAGTGTTGCTGATAGGCAAAGGGGTACCCCAGAAATGGTCGGGACAACTCGAGAGCTCCTGAAAAGACTTCTTCAAGAACTCAACGTGCTTTAACGCTGCCGACATATCCCCCTTCAACTCAAGGTTGAACACATCCCCCGTCTCGGGAATACCCCAAATACGATTAGCCCCTCGCTCAAGCTGATTTAGCCGACATCCTTTGACAATCGTTTGTGGCGACCCGTGATAATCAATGATGTCTGAAATGTCCGTAATCTTTTCATTGAACTCTGTATTCAAATCTACTACGTCTACCAAATCCGAGATGCCGTAGTATTCCCCCGTAACCGGGTAATTGGGTATGTGAACTACAGGGATTTCCTGTAGGGGATTAACTCTCTCACTTATCAGATTATTATCTTCATACTCATATACCATAGCCGGTGTTTGAATATTCCCGTTCTCGTCCACCACTGGTGACGTCCAAAGCTCCGCCTTCATCACTAGGGTAACTCGATTGTTGCCCAAGTTCTTTTCTAGCAGCCTTCCGGGAGCCAACTCATTCCAGTTAACATCCATAAAAGTCGGGATGACTATCAGTAACCTCTTTATGCGCTTTCTGTCGACCCCATGCGGCCCGCAGAACTCAGGGAAGCAAAAATGACTCGGAATTATGTCCACCCTGGCATAGGCATCCTCGAATAAATCAGTCTTATCCCAACTGACCCGAGCAAATACATCCCCTGTAACCCCACCCCCCTGACCGCAGTCAACAAGCCACAATTCTTTATTGTTCTTCTCCCACGTTTCATCCAACTTCACCTTAATGAAATCACGGGTTAGCTGCTCATTTTCTGTCGTCGAGGGGTCATCCGGAACTATATTTTCAAAACCTTTACTGAACGCGAAGTCCAGATGACTATTTATTGCCTTTCTGCAATAGTTAACCGTATTCTCCACTTCCCCAGGGTCTCTCTTATACGACCAATGCTCCCCAAAATATGCTAACCAATAACGCCGATATGCTTGAAGCCTACGCGCATGGTTTAAACCCAATTCTTCACTGAAAAGGGTTTCAAAAGAATTGGCTATGCCAAACCTTATCTCAGCTGAAGACACCGAATATCCGGACATTTACTCCTCCATTAATCCCACTTTGAGTTCTGCCTACGTTTTTTGCTAAAACCTAAATTTTTCCTGTAGGTTTTCAGCCTTTGATTCATTGCACGTACCGCCCCGTGAATATCTCCATTAGACGCCAATCGAGCAACCCTGCCTAGAAGCATGTTATCACCTTCTTCAACCTCCATGGAAGCCCCAACATTCACCAACCAATTTAGCATCATTGCCGAGTCGCAATTGCCCGTCACAGAAATTTTCCCATTGCGTCTGCATATAAAGAACCCAGTAGGCACTGTTACACACCACACCGAACCACTATACTCCTTCTTCTCACAAGTAACTATGGGACTCCTTTTGAGATCAAAAATGTGAACCAAATAACCTGTATCCGTCATTTCTATTCGTGAATAATTCCCCGATTTAAATGCTAACTCATGCACTCCATCAGCCAATGCCTTACTTTTAACAAAATACCCTCTATCCGTGTCTCCTATCTCTCCACACTCCCCGTTAGTAAGAAGTAAACTCAACAAAAAATAGCATTCATCCGAAGTCAATGCCCCAAGCATGGACTTTGGAATACTCGGCAACTCCCCTGTCAGTATCCTATGTACAATCGAGAGTATCTCATGACGCTGGTACGTCGCCCACCTAGGGGTCTGCTTCGCTGCTGCCGGAATTGAAATCTTATTCGGGGATACTTGAAGTAGGCTCTCCGCTGTGTCTATATCCCTAATCCAAATATTGCCCTTAGTCACTTTCTCAAAATACATCTTGTGTTGGTCCGTGACTAATTGGTCCACAAAGTCCCCCTGAATACTGACCATAAACTCGTTTTGATGCAGACTTCTGCGGATGACCCTAGTTGCAGGTAGGTACTGGATTGTTTCAGTGCCCGGATCATAGTTCGCAACCAATGAAGTGGTAGAAAATGTCTTAAACCCTTCCCAACCGCTTTGGGTTAGAACCTCCATGTCCTCTGCCATACAATAATCGTCTCGCGCCTCATCACTGGACTTATCTTTCTGGACAACCATAGTGTTTCCCCTCCAAGTTTTTCTTAAATCTGTCATCTGCAACTGGAACCTTTTCCACTTCTGTGTTCTTGCCGCCATAGGTCCGGCTGGATATGTAAACCGTTTACTGTTAATCTCCTGTAAAAGAGCCTTATATCCTCTATCTTTACTCGTAGCGGAAAAAATAAAGGGATGAACTGCTATATCTAAACTTCTGAGATCCGCAGCCAACCTCGAATAAACTGGATCCCCCTTACCCGTAGC